GTGTCGATGCACTCTCAAAAAAGCTACCCCCCTTACTTAAATTACATCTCTTGCATAGTGCTTGAAGGTTATCCATTGAATCATCTCCTCCTAAGCGTCTGGGTATGATGTGATCTACATGAGTGGCTTCCATACCACATCGCTGGCAAGTATGTTGATCTCTTGTTAATACTCTTGCGCGGATCTTACGCCATAGAGCTGTTGAACCATCATCTCTTAATGCTGATTGCTTAGCCATTAATGATAGTTATTCTTCTTGAAGAAGTCCCATGCTTTGCATGGACTACCGTATCTGTTATCGATGTATTTCAAACCCCACATAATCTGTTGCTCTGGTAATGCAGTCTTTAGATAGATAGATCGTCCTTGTGGTATTCCATAGTGTGAGCCATTAACAGCATCATGTCTCCAGGCTGATTCTTTTCCATAGAGTTTACCTAAACAACTCATCTGGGTTTTATCATCTACTAATACAGCTGCATATTCTTTAATAGTTAATTGTTTTGCCATATCAGGTGCATCGGCATAAGCCGGTGTAAACAGAGATATCCCAATAGCGACTAGCACCCCGCGACCTACCCGCCTCAGCGGGTCGCGGTGAGCCTTTGAGAGGCTCTGCGCCGTTAGCGTACCATGGCTGTCAAATCCATTACTAAAAGTGCTGGTCAGAGCGGCGTGTCGTTTCATTAGTACCTCGTTTCCTTGCCCTGTGGATAACTTCTGTGGATAACTCTTGAATGAAATCTCCACACCAAATACATCTAAGTGTGGCTTCATAACTACCCCATTGATGCCCCGAAACAATGCAAGATCTTCCATAAAAGTCATTTGGTGTTGTCATTAGTCTTTGCCCCAACCTTTGCCCTTAAAGTGAATTGGATTAGCTGCAATAACCTTAACCATAGGCTCATTACAGTATGTACATGGGATCATTGGTCTGTCGTACCATCCATGGGTAATCTCTTGACTAAGATCGCATTGTGTGCATCGGTAGTCGTAGGCTGGCATGTCAAGCACCTCTGTATCATGTAAGACCCACAGCCTGTGCAGCGGTCAATGTCTGCCTCTGTGGGTTCGCTAGTAAGATGACCGTACTTTAGTATAAGTAGTGGCAAGAGATCCTCTAGACGGATAATGGCGGCATATTCACGCGCATCTTCACCTTGTCCGTTGAGTCTGATAACCCCAAAGCCTAATTCCCCCGAAATGGCTGTACGGCTTTTCAGCTGTGCTAAATATGCTTTCGGTTGAAATCCAGCGCGGGCTTTGACTTCAACATCGAATGGCACATTAACAATATCCTTGCCACTACCCCTTCCCACACATGCGCCTTGCCATACAGTCGATAGGTACTGTGCAACAACACGCTCTGTACGGAAACCTCTGTGTTTCCTATGTTGGCTCAAAGCTCCAAGTGGTCCTCACACTTAGTACAGAACCAAACGACCTGACCTTCATCATCTACATACTCATTGACATGATGAAAGATGTCGCATCTAGTGCAGTTATTGACACCCCCATAACCGCTGAAATGGTATCTGGCGCTCGGGTAATGTGCTGGAGTTATAAAGTATTTAGCCATTAATCGAGTGACACTTCTTGCAAGTCCAGGTCGCATTGACTGGAGTATCGGCGTTCTCAACTTTAGCCAAATGAGCGATAACTACTTCCTCATTACATAGTTGGCATCGAATAGTCATAGACATTAGGTTCATCCATTGACCGTTCACTTTTACTTCCACAAATCCCATCTTAAACACTCCTTAGTTTCTGTCGTTCCCATTTACCGCTAGATCCAAGGCTGTACCAAACGGTTGAACACTTTGGCTCCCCTCCTTGATTATTGATGACGGTGCAGAAGAATCCGCCCCAACCGCGTCCGTTCTTTTCGCCCTCTTTCCATGCCATGTCACCGTGCACACAACTTTCGGTGTTAGTGCCACCCAATACATCTTGAACATTGGCAATCGCTTCAGCTGCGCTAATTGCTGCTGGTTGCTTTGGATCGCCATAAATTGGCTCTGTCGTCCAAGGGTCAGCAGCTAATGCTTCTTCCTTGGTTTTGAAACTAGGCACTTCTTTAGCCTTAGCGATGTCTTTTGCTGATAAGCGTTCGACCTTGCTCATCTCTTCTCTAGAAGGTCTCTTACCTTTTGCAGCGTAACCGCCGTTTGCAAGCGCACGACCGATCGCGCTAGTCTCGCAATTTTCCAACGCTGAAGTTGAATTAACACCGCGGTCAGTAACCTTCTCCTCAGCGTATCCGGTGGAAAACGCCACGCTATCTGCGAAAGTTCTATAAAGGTATGCTTTAACAATGAATCTATCATTTTGGAAACTCTCCAGTTCTGTGCTTATGCGAAAGTCTGGGAAGTCCTTTATGAACTTCTCTAAACGGGTTTCGACTGTCTCGTAATCTGCCAAATTAAACACTTGGTAACTCCTCTTGTTTCATTAAGTAATCGGTTTGTTCCGGTAGTGACCAAACAGTACCGTCTGCCCATGTCTGAACCTCGATGGCGCATGAATTGCAATAGTGTCGGCGTGTGCCTTGACTGCGTGGATGATTGCTTATGACTGTGTAACTAGCTGCCTTTTGCCCAAGTGTTGAATTAACACCAAAGCGGACTTTGCAGTAATCACACCAAACTCCTGGGGCTGATTTAATAACTGTCAAGGTCAGTCCAGTCAGTTGATGCAATCTGTCCAGCGAGCGCAATGTATGCTGCGCCGTCCTTGTAACTGTCTTGGTGGAGACTTGTCTCTTGTATGCGTGAGATTTTGACAAGTGCCATACAGATTGCGACTTCGTGAGGCTCGATGTTGCGTTCAAGATAGGCTGACCAGAGTTTGGCGATTCGAAGGTGATTGAGAGCTGCCAAGCCGTAATCTTTACCTCGGTCTTGGATAAGGTCTTTTGCTTCGTCAAGGATGTCATCAGCGCGCATTTTCGACCTGGCGTTGGTAATTCTTAGCAACGATTAATCCTTCTCGTTTGCCTTCTTCAAAGCCTTTGCCCCAGCCCATGATAAACCAGAGGACATTGGCAGCTAATAATAAAACAATAACTGGCATTTGTAGATCCATTTGTTTTGCTCCCGTTCTTGTAAGCATTGTTGCTTACTGGATTACGGTCTCACATTTATCCGACAATTACACGCCCATTTACATAACGAAACGGTAACGATTATCTTGGTCTGCCGTAGGACTTTCCAGCGACTATGAAGGTTCCGTCCTTCTCAATGTTGATTAGATCTACTTGAACCTTTGCCTTGTTCACATAGATGATGGCAAAAGCCTGCTGCCAGTTAGCCACACCTTTAGTGTATGCAGCTTGCTTGAAGTCCATTAGATTGCCTACCTCGACACCATGCAGGACACGCCCTATACGACCGCCAGAAGCCTCTGAGAAGGCAGATCGACCTGCTCTGTGAGTATGTCCTGAAATGACATTTTTGCCATGCCTACGGGCTGCTTCAAGGGCTGATAAGCCTCCTTGTGGCTTAATGGGTGTGTGGTCTCCATGTACTGCGATCCAGTTAGGTGCAATAGGCATAGGGTTCTTATGAAAGGTAATACCTAATTCATCAAACTTCATAAACTTCTCAAAGCGCAGCTCTGGCAAAGCACCAAAGGCAGGCACTTTAGCCATAATGATGTTGTAGAGACGATCTGTGTGATTACTGCGGATGCAGTCTGTAACGCCTAAATCCCACAAAAGCTGAACAGCTTCGTTACGGTCGTCATCTAGGGTCTGGGCATAACTGCCCATGCGCCCTTCTTCCCACTTGCTTATCTGGGGAAGGTCAATCTCATCGCCAATGGTTACTACTTGGTCTGGCTTAAACTTGGTAATGAAACTAGCAAGGTTACGGGTTGCAACCCTGTCATGGTATGGGACTTGTAAATCCGAGACTACGACAATTCGCTTAATCGTCATCCTCATCTTCGTAATTGCCGAACTTCTCTGGATCGACAGGATCAGGCAAGATCCAATGTGGATAGGCTTGAGGTTCAGTAATCATGAACATCGCAATGTCCTCAGCAAAACCTGCTCGCTTTAAGCTGCAAAAGTACTCATAAAGCCCAATGCAATAAGCATCAAGCTTTGAGTAACCTTGCTCCTCTAGCGCCTTAGTTGCTTTTCTTGCCATGTGGATAAGTGTCCCTTACTTCTTAAGAAGTTCCATCATCTGTTCTTGGCGTGTCTCTATTCTTGCCAATCGGTCTGCGAGAGATGATCCACCATTAGGCGTAAGAGTCCAAAGCCAACCGCGAACCAAGTAACGCAAACCACCAATAAATACAGCAAGCGTTGAAACAATGGCAAGGATGAACCCAGCCCAATCATTAGCGGTCACTTCTTTTTGCGATCAACTTCATCGATAGCAGCTTCAACTGCATCTGCGACGATGTTGCCAACTGACTTCTTTGCACGATAAGCCTTTAGAGCTGCACGAATCGCAGGGATTGATGCAAGTGCCAAAGCACCGATAATTAGTTCAGTCATTATTTGCCTCCTAGCATGGGGATTTGGAAAAACTCAGAAGCTTCATCAGCTGCTTTAGTAAACGAAACATGGCAATGAGCATTGTGCTTATTAATGCCATCATAAGGACGCCAAGCCCAGCCCTTTTTATGGGATGCGATCTTGCCTGCGAAGATGATGTAACTGATTCGCTTTGGGTGCTTCTTTCCATAGAGACGAATCTGATCAGCAAGGTCTGGCATAAGATCCGGCTTTCTTGATTTGCCTGAGAGGTCACGGTCGATGTCAATGGCACGAACCCAACCCTGTTCATCAGGATTATGATCTGACTTGCGCGCAGCGTGTCGGGTATCACCGATCCAACCATCGCTAGTTCTATCTCTATCTGGGAAGGAATCATCGATCTGTTCCCTCAGCTGAATTGCTGACTTACTTAGTCTTGGCTTCATCGGCGTTTAAGTCATCGTAAATTGCTTTTGGCATTGAGGTAAATTCCCCGTTGCCGTGGTCAATGATTGCGTGTTCTACGCCATCTAGTTCATCTGTAAAAAAAGTAACTTTATCCATTGTCATCTCCTAAAGTTCCGCACTAAATCCGATAAAGCCAGTATTACCATTATCTGCTAAAAAGTAAGGACGATAAAGTACCAAAGTACCTGATGTATGCGTGTATCTAACAACGGGTCTAGATAGATTGCCACCACCAATAATCGTGGTTGTGCCACCTGTGGAAATAGTTAAACCATCATTTACTGCAATTTGTGAATTGTCTAATGATGTTGGATAAACACGCATTTGAACAGGTAATGGGAAACTGGTGTCTACAATAGAAGTCGATGCTGGCACTCCACCACCTGCATACATTTGGAAAGCATTTGGTGTACTTCGGAAATAATACCGCTGGCACATAGCCAATTCAGCTTGCGCGCTTCCGCTTGCAGTCTGGAAAGGTGTTGCAACGCTGCCTGCTTCTACCTGTACGCCCCAAATGTCCAAAGTCTGTGATGCAGTAGGTGTAAAAGAAAATACCGCTTCGAGAAAACTACCTGTGCCAATGGTTTTGCCTGTAATACTGGCTAAAGTAATTGTCGTACTAAATCGCTGCCAAGATGTAGTAACAGATGCAGCAACGCTTCCTGCGCCCGTTACAGAACCAGAACCGCCTGTGCCAAAGTTCTGAGTTAAATTATTGTTCAATGTTGTTGCAACACTTGCCTTCGCCCAGTAAGACAAAGTCACAACATTGTTAGCAAAAGTTCTAACATCCTCAATTCGCTGCCCAAATTGTCCGTAAGTCGTTGTCGAACCGCAGGTCATACGAGCAAAAAATTGCCCTTCATAACCTGCAACTGGTGCTGCACCTGGTGTAAATGTTTGCTGAGTTACTGTCGCTGTTCCAGCAGAGTGCGTTGAATAATAATAAAAACGATCTTGTGCATAAGTGACCGTATTATTTGGAAGCGTTATTGAAGTTCCGCGTTGCCAGTTGGCTTGGTTTCCGTTAATTATTTTATTTTTACCAGCTGCAAACTGACCGCCACCAAAGTTTGCTTGGTCAAATGAAACTGTGACATCACCTGATGTTCCGCCGCCTGTAATACCTGTTCCAGCAGTTACTGCGGTAATGTCACCTGGATTTGGTGTTGTCCAAGTAAAGTCCATGTCTGTTGCAGATGTCTTGGATAGGATCTGACCAGTTGTGCCACCCTTCAACTCTGACATCGATGTATCGATTGAGTTGCCAAGTGTGCGGATCGCAGCTGCGCCATCCTTAACGAGGTCTGTGTCGTCTGGGGTTTCCCAGCCAAACGCGGAAGTGGTTGCCATGTTTCTCCTTTATCAGGCTACTATTGTAGCGTTAATCCATTGTAGGGTTGGGCTTAAAGTGTTCCAAGTCTCGGCTGCGTTTACACGATCCCAGCGAGTAGTGATGATTGAGTAAGCAGTAGGGCTAAGAGTCAGGGTTAGGTTTAGTTGGTTGTAACCAGCCTGGAAAGTCCAGCCCTCAACAAAGCCCTGGAATTGACCGTTAGTAATGTTTGATGGTAGATCCACGATGTCCAAAGGCAAGCCCATAAACACATTGAGCAAAGCATCGCGATCGGTATCATCCAATTCGCCGTTAGCCAAAGGAAAAGTAATCTCTTTAAATTGAGGCTGTGGGAAGGCTCTTAAACCAAGATAGAAATCTGCCTGTTCCTCAGCATCATAATTATGTTCTAGTGAGGTAGTGATCTGGTATTGCTGTGGTCCATAAATAGCCTGAGATTGTACATCAAAAGCATTGGCTTCAGCGTTTGCCTTGTAAACGATAGTGACATCATTACGGACATCGCCTGAGCGCTTTTGAGTACGGATACCTCTGGCAAGAGCTGTATTGGCTGATAACTCTGTGTAGCCGTTTGTGCTTAGGTAGTCGGCTCTGTGCGTGCTGTCGGCATACCCGATGCGTCCGACTGCATCTTCATAAATGTAACCAAAGCCAGAAGTTGCCAAAGCCGATACCAGCGAATAGACATTAGTCAAGTCTGATGATCGGGATGTTAATTCATAATTGCCTGGTTGGTCGATCTCACCAAGTCCGACATTTTCGGCATTAGCCCAGGTAACGGTTGGAGTGTAATCAGCCCAGGTTTCAGCTGCTGGGACTTCGTTCCAGTTGTTCAGCAATAGATCCGAAAGAATTGAGTAGATCTGGTCGCCATCAAAGTCTTTGCTTAAAACACCCTCTGTGAGGCTCTTAGGCAGCTTTGATAAGGCACCCAAGGCAATTACCTTAATACGCTCTGAAATGCCGTTAGTACCCGCATCAGAGACCGTTACATCGATGTCAGAGACGAAGCCACCAAAGATGTTTACAAATGTTCCAGATGAGTCTTTGACCTTGATTGAGACTTGGTCATTGATGTCGATTGCAATGGGTGACTGGTCAAGATTGATAATCTCAACATTGCAGTAACCAGCGTAAGGCTGAGAATAAATGTCGGTGCGACCTGATGTAATAGTCAGGTTGGCAAGTGTCAGATTAGTGACATTACCTGCCCCATTAATCGATACAGCCCACTCAGGAGTCCATTGGCTCATACTGTCTGAAACGCTCCAGATCCTCCGCCACCACCGCGAGCATTTGAATCATTAATGATTTCCACAATCTGACGGGCTACGCCTTCTTTGTCCAAGGCACCGCTTACATTGATGTTATAAGTATCTCCAGATGATGCAGCTTCTGCTGCTCTAAATGCGCCAGCGTTAAATGAACCAACAGCGCTACTAGCAACGGCAGCAGATGATGCTGCTTTACTAACTGAACTAGATCCGCCAGATGTTGTACCAGTAGATCCGCTTGGCGCTGAAATCTTAGGAGCTGTGTAGGTTGGAGTAGTTACCTTTGGTGCTGAAACTGTTGGAGTGATAAATGAAGGCTTAGAGATGGTTGGGATGTTAGGCAAGATTGGGATGGCGTTATAAGCCTTGATAAGAGCATTGATCCCATCAATGGCTCCTGAGACCAGATTACGAATTACATTGATAACACCGCCCACGATGTCTACGACACCACCAGCAATTCTCGCAACGAAAGAGATTGCTCCAGCCAAAGCAATCGTAAATACAGGCACAATGAAATCAACTATAAATGCACCAAGTGCCTGAAAGGAACCCTTATTGCGTTCGATGGCATCTCTAAGTGGATCAAAGATCTTAATAAACTTTTGAAAGTCTGGAATAACCTTGTTTACGATAAGGTCAATAAACTTCTGGATGATAGGCAAAAGGTTGTAGCCGATAGTTTCAACGCCTTCATCAAAGGCTACCTTTAGGCGATCCATCCGACCCTGGAAGGTCTCAGCGTTCTTAGCAGCTGCGCCACCAAAGAGATCTGTTAATTTAGATTGAACATCAGTAAAGGACATTGCCTTCAATTCAGCAGCAGTCAATCCAATACCCAAACGACCAAGAGCTGCGCTGTTACCATCGTAAGCCTTGCCCAAAGCATTGGCTACGCCTTCAAGTGGCTTGCCTGTCTGAGTTGAGATGTCAAGAGCCAGAGATAGTAGATCCTGAGCTTTACTGACTGATCCCGTTGATAAAGCCAACCGAGCCAGCGCCGGACGAAGATTGTCATCTGCAACACCCGTAGCGCGAGCCATCTTGTCGATGGAATCTTCTGTCGCTGCTATCTGGGCTTTGGTTGCGTTGGTTGCGTTTTCTAAAGCTGAGGCTAATTTAACCTGGCTTTGTTCATCGGCTAATGCAGCCTTAACGCCATCAACGCCGATCTTAATTGCATAGGTTGCAGCAGCAGCAGCAGCAGCTGCAAATGCAGCCCCGGCTACTTTGCCAAACTTTTCTAACTTCCCAGCAGATGTTTCCACATCGTTATTGGCTGCTTTTAACTTCTTATTGAGATCATCTACATCAGCAAGAATCGAGAGTTTAAGGGTTCTGTTACCTGCCATTAATCCCACTCCTTCAGTATCTTGCTAAATGCTTCTTCCCACTTTTGTACCAACTGAGGCTGAATCTGACGCAAAGTCGGATAGATGAAATAGCCTGAGTTGCCTCTGCCTTTGTTCGGTGTTCGGTTTGGAAACTGCTTAAAGCGATTAGAACCAAACTCCATACCGTAAAGTAAATCTAAAGTAGAACCGCCACCGCTAAACTTCTGACGAGCAAAGCCATAACTAAACTCACCGATCTTGGAAGTCTTGCTTACCTTAACTCCATCAGCAATACGGCGAGCAGCAGTCCCTGAAATCGTGCGAGACGCTGCTGCGATCTTAATCTGTCCAGCAGCATACTCAGCAAGATTAGAACTTTCCTTTTTAGCAGCTTCAACGGCTTCATCTGACATACCTTTGAAAGCTCTGGTAATACCGCGTAAATCTGTTTTGTCATAAGCGATCTTGACTTCATCTGCCATCCGATCGCTCCTTCAGTATTTCTATCGCCGTTAAAATGTCGTCCGCGTCCTCCCAGTATTGCATCGGTATCCCCGTCTCTATTGCTAGATTAACGAGGATCCGCCTTATGCTTCCTGGTTGGTGGCTTTTGGGCTATCGTCTCCGACTGTTACATCTGCAACCGTCTCAGACCAGATTTCGTAAGACTTAACAGGCTTGCCTGCGCTCTCACGCTTGTAAGCGTTATAAGCCAAAAACATTAAGTCCCAGATTCCGATCTTGTCGTTTGCCTGAGAAATAGTGTTGCCTGTTGCCTTCTCCCACTTTGCCCACTCAGGAGGCTGAGCTGTGTAAGTTGCTTCGTCGCCTGAGTTGTATGTAATTGTGATTGGTAGTTTCATCTTTGCTCCCGTTTGTTAGATTTTAACTAAATGTGTCTGCTGGTGTTCCAACGACTGTAAGTGCCCAAGTATCTGTCTGTGCTCCTGGAGCAGCTCCACCGATTGTTGGAAATACTGGTAGAACATTGCAAGCAAATACTGCGCCTGTTGCAGCTGTTAGAGATACTGCAAGAGTTGTGTTTGGTGCTGTATCAGCAGCCGTCCACATTGCTTCGAATAGTGATGATGCAACACCCCAGTCGGCAAGTAGCTCTACATTGAGAGTCCATTGGTCGTCTGTGTGCTTGTAAGCCTTGCCATCAAGTGTCTGATAGACATCGATAGTCGGGCTGTTTACGAGAGTCACGCTAGTTGTCTGAGCATCGTAGTTTACTGTTGCGATGGTTAGAACGAGGTCGCGACCCGTAATGACTGTTGTTGGCATTATTGGTTTCTCCTTATGCTGTCTGCGTATACCAGGTGGATACGCGTATGTCCGCGACTAGCAAGTTACTAGCGCCTACTTGTGTGACTGTTGGTCGATCAACTACCTGGACTTCGTATCCAGCCGGTATGACCGCCACAACGCTTGTTATGAGTTGTTCTATGTTATCAAGTGATGCCGGGTTGCTGTTATAGGCAACGCAGCAGGTAATTGTGTAATTCAACTTGCATCGAAAGGTGCTCTTGCCGATTGTCTCAAACTCCATGTAAGGAGAATCCGGAACGACCACGACGGCAGGGACTGGGACTTGTTCTGGAACATAACTAAAGATGTTAGCCGATACTCCAGCAAGGGCTGTAGCAAGAGGAGTACGGACGGCTGAAAGAATAGTGCTCGGCATTACTGAGCCATTGTTTCAACATCGATGTAAGGTCCAAGCAAACCGACTACGCGATTAAACAAGCTGCGACCCATACGGTAAGGGCTTGGAGTAAAGTCCACGCCTTCAATCTGTCCGCCTGGAGCAGTACGAGATTGGAATACTTCAACTGAAACTACGATGATTGCTGATTCAACAGCTGCGACCCCAACATAAGTTGAAGCGCCTGTAAGTGTTGCGGATCCACTAGGGATGACATTGCGTTCAATGACATCGGCGTTAGTGATGTTTGCTGTAAATGTGTATGCATCGACATCATCATTGATTGTTCGAGTGCCGTTAAATGGTGTTCCACATCCTGCGATGACAACTGATTGTCCTTCGGTAAACTCATGAATTCCGACTGTTGTGAAGGTTGCGACATTGCTAGTCAGCGAAACCTTGGCAACTGGTGATGCAAATGTTGTAAGTAAAGGCAAGATAACTGCCTCTGATGTATCGATTATGTCGTTTAAGTAAGCGTCTGAATAAAGAGCAGACGAAACACCAAGCACGGATCTCAACTCTGTTGCTGTGATAATACTTGGCATTTCATCCTCTCTAAACTGCTGGGGGAGCGATCGGGAGCAACCGCCCCCCCATGATTAATTGATTACGCTACATTTAGCTTACGGAACGCAGCTGGGTAACGGTTCACTACGCAGACATAGCCGTAGAGTCCGATCTCAATGCGACCATTGGCTACGATGTTTGCGCGTAGTTCGATGCGGTTGCTTTCGTGGAAACGCATTGCGTTTGATGGGTAAACAAGTGCATGCTTTGCGTTTGCATCGTCACCTGTGTAGTTAGCATCTACAACTAGTC